GGCTGCTAGACAGGCTGTTAAGACCAAGTATCCTAAACCCTAATGGCTCTTATCCCTGTTGAGAATGTAGGCGAAACAGGAATTGTCAAGGACATAAACCCTTGGCAACTGCCCCCTAATGCTTGGTCAGACGGTAATAATGTAAGGGTAGAGCATGGGGCTATAGTAAAGTCTCCTGGATATGCAGAGGTCTTAGCGACCTGTCCCGTCACACCCTATCATATTATTCAGTTAAAATATGGGTCTACTGCATATTGGATAATAGCTAGTCTTACTAAAATATACGTTCACAATGGAACTATATGGACTAATATTACCAGACAAACTACTGGTTCTGATGTAGATTATAATGCTACAGCAGATGAGGGCTGGACATCCACTGTAATAGGCGGAGTCCTTGTCATGGCTAACGGCTTTGACCAACCACAGTTCTGGGCATTAGCATCTGGTGTTCCTAGCGTTGCCACTAAGATGGACAACCTAACCTACTGGGCTGCTGGCGCTGGTGCAACCTATTACCCAGTATCTGTAAGAGCATTTCGGTCCTTCTTAATTGCTCTTAATATAGATGAGGGTGGAACCCCTGTGCCTCAGAAAGTGAAGTGGTCAACAGAGGCGGCAACACAATTAGTTCCCTCGTCATGGGATGAGTCAAGCGCTATAGTAGATGCTGGTGAATACCAGTTAGCTGATACAAAAGGGGCTATATTAGACGGCCTCCCGCTTGGCGACACCTTCATGATTTACAAGGATGATTCCATCTATAGTATGACCTATGTTGGAACTCCATTTATATTCGCTTTTAGACAGTTATCTCCTTCAGTCGGTGCCCTTGCAAAGAACTGCGTGGCTGAGTTTGATGGCGGTCATTTTATACTGGGCAATGGTGATGTCTACATAAATGATGGTCAGCGAGTAAAGTCTATCCTACCCCACAAGATAAGGGATTATATCTTTAGCGTTATAGATGGTGCTAATTTTGTAAGGTCTTTTGTGGTAGCTGATTATGGAAATACTGAGATGTGGGCTTGTTTTCCCACCCCAGAAAGTCCAAGTAATCAGTGCGATAAAGCAGTGGTTTGGAACTGGACGAGTAATGCATTTACTATTCGTGATTTACCAGACTTAGCTCATATTGGATATGGTACAGTGGACGACCCGAATGCGTTTACAACATGGGCGGCAGCAATACCAACATGGTCTAGTGCGCTAGGGACTTGGACCTCTACATGGTCGCAGTCAGAAAATGTACTGGTCATGGCTTCCCCAACAGATACGAAACTTTACAGGAATGCGTCTGGAAATAAAGAAGCTGCTACAGATATGACATCGTTTATATCAAGAACTGGAATAGCTATGTCTGCTCAAGGACAGAACGATCAGTCTATAGTGAAGCGTATAAAGGCTATCTGGCCCAAGATGGAAGTATCTGGTTCTGGCAATACAGTAAATGTCTATGTTGGAACTCAGAACTCTACAGAAGAGGCAGTCTCTTGGTCCTCCGCTGTTGCGTTTAATCCAGATACTCAATCGAAGGTATCAGTCAGGAAAAGCGGAAAACTATATGGGGTTAAGTTTGAGTCTACCGGAGACTTCAACTGGAGACTAGATGGTTATGAGATAGAGCTAGATGATGCCGGAAGGCGAGGCTCCAGGATGTCAACATAATGCCAACCTATTCTGATAGAGTTGTAAAGTCTGTAACGCATTATCAACCCGGACCACTTCCTTTAGATAATGAGGACTTGGGTGTATACGTTGTTGATGAGTTAAAAAGGCTAGGAAACATATTATTTAATCAAGCAACATTCAGGCTTGAGAGAACGCATCATGTGCCGGATAAACCCAGAGAGGGTGACATGAGATACTTTGATGGTGCTAATGCAGACCCGTTGAGTACCGGTGATGAAGGAATCTATTACTTTAAGAAGGGTTCTCCGGGTACATGGATATTTCTAGGTTGAAGGCTCAGATCGTACAGCCTGAAGACATCCCTTACATATGGGATAAGGTAGCTCCTCTCTTAGATAGGGTGAGGGAGCATACAGAGGGCGAGCTTGAAACAGATGATTACCTGGAAGAATTAGCTGATGGGAATATGCAGCTATGGGTAGCAACTGAGGACAGTGGGCTTCATTCCATTATGGTAACACAGATTGCTGTCTACCCCCAGAAGAAAGTTCTAAAGATTATCTCTATGGCTGGTTCAGACTTTCCTAAGCTATACGAATTTAACGACATGGTTGAATCATTTGCAACGAAAACAGGTTGCTCTGGTATGGAGCTATGGGGTAGGAAGGGGTGGAAGAAGCTACTCCCTGATTGGAAATCCGACTACATTGTCTTCACAAAAGAACTAAAACATAGGATGCAATAATGGCGAATTTTAGAGGAACCAACATACCGGATAATACGCTAGATGCGTTAAGGGCTGAAGACCCTGGTAAATATGATCGTATATTAGCCAAGTTAGCAGATGCTATAGAAGCCAATGATAGTAGGGCCGCTAATGATGCAATCTTTAGTATTGCTTACTTCAGTAATCAGAAGCCCGGAAGCCAAGAATACGGTTACGATAAAACGGAAGAAGTATCCAACATACATAGCAGCAAGTGGAGGGTTACTGCAGAAGAGATTGATTCGTATCTTCCTTGGGCGGTGGAGCATGTTAATTCATCTAATTCTTCTTACATGCTATATAACGGGCAACTTGTAACTTACGATGACATGAAGGGTGCGGCAATAGACGGTAAGATTGTCAACAGTTGGGGCCAAAGAGGTCATACAGAAGCAGGCGGTAAACTTGGAAAGGATAACCCGTATGAAGGGGATAAGGCGGCTGCTCCTACCAATCCCACACACGTTGGTGAACCCGGTGGCGGGGCAGCCGTAAGAAAACTCTGGCCTAAAGTAGATTGGGATGGAGGAGGGGCCAATTCCGGTAACATGGAGCAGTATGACTGGTGGGAGTCTAAAGGCCTTCTTAATGAAAAGGGGTGGATAGGAGAAGGGGGGTTTGAATGGCCTGAAGTAGATCCACAGATCCTAGATCCAGGAGCTTTCGGATTCAGTAAGGAAACGCCAGAAGCAGGGTATAGCTACCCTCAATATAATTACCTGAACAAAGCTGGCATCGGACAGAACCTTGCTTATTCGCCGGAGTTTAGGTCAGCTTGGAGAGGGGGTGAGACTGCTGCTGATAGAGAGGCAATTCTTGCCGCTGGAGGAACGCCCACATACTACACTGGTATGGCTGGCGGTGCAGGGCAAACAGATGCTGCTGGTAATACCACCTACCCTCTTATGGATAGAATGTACTACTACGGCGGTGAGTCCCCAATGAATGTACCCGGTGGCTGGACTCCACAAACACCTCCTGCTAGGCCCGCTAGTGAGGTTATAGATTTTCCCGAAGGTGACGCTAGGCAACCTGTCTATCCAATTGCCAGAACTCCATTGTTTCCCTCTGGTCTACTTTCCCCAGAAGGAGCGTTGCCTGAAGGGCCGGTTGATCCGGTTGACCCAGTTGATCCGGTTGTAGGTAACCCTGCTGTAGACACCTATGGTGCCCTACTCAGCAAGTATGCCCAGAGAATGGGGGTAACACCAGGCACTGTCGGCAATTATATGTACCGTGCGACCGGTGAACCTTACAAGGTAAGCGGAGTTACAGGCGGCACTGGCCCGGACAGGGCGTATGACAGTTATCGCCTTCCGTTGACGGTTTATGGCTCTCAAGGTGGGCCGCAAGAAACTTTTGCAACCCGATTGTCCTCTGCCGAAGGTTGGGACCCAAGCATGAATATGTGGACAACTAGACAAGTACCGAATGCACAAGGAATTACTCCCAGCTTCAATATTAATTTTGCTGATTGGGCTGGAACACCGGGATCGTATGTAGGTACAGAACGGGAGGCAAGACATCCGGTGTTTGGCGGTCTTCTTTCTAACCCACAAAATGTTATGACCGCAGACCCGACGAGTGGCCTCAAGCGACAAGTTCCGTGGCAATCAGGTCTTTTAGAAGATAGTCTGAGTCCATCATGGCTTGCTAGTAGACAGCCATCTATGCTTGGCGCGGCTCCATACCAAGAACATTGGGGAATGCCAGAGTTTTATGGTGTTTCAGAACGTGGTGGTGGTGGTGCAGATGAAGCAGCAGGTGATGTATACGGAACCAATGTTATTGGTTATGGTATGCCGGAATGGAGATCAAATTGGAGCGTGGCGACCGATCCTAACACCGGAGCAGAGATACCGTGGGGACCAGCCCATCCAGATTGGACAGGGGCAGAGGGTTAATAGAAATGAGGAATAAATAATGGGCGGATCATCAACAACAAGAACAGAGCCTTGGGCCGAACAAAAGGAATACCTTAAAACTGGTTTCGGTCGGGCTGGGGAACTCCTAAAAGAAGGCGCAGCCCCTTACTATGGGGGTGCTACTTTAGCAGGGTTTGATCCCGCTCAACAGGCAGCACAGGCCGGTATGTTAGGGTATGCTGGGGGTCCAAGGCCAAAAGCCATGCAAAAGGCTGCTGAAAACCAACTGCTTGGACTTTATGATGTAGCTAAACAAGCCCCTGAGTATGCTATGGGAAGGGGAAATGTAGCCCAACAGTATGCTCAAAGTGGTTTAGAGGCTATTCAGCCGACAATGGCAGATTTAATGAGTGGTGACGTTAATTATGCAGGTGCTGACTCACCATACAAAGCGATGGCTGATGTATATGGGCAGCAATATATGTCAGAGATTGCAAAAAATATGCCAGCGGTTAGGCAGCAAATGGTTGAATACCAACCGGGCGGTGGGTCGAGAGGAGACATTGCTCAGGCTAATATTGCATCTGCCGCAGGAAAGAACCTAGCCCAGAATCTAGCAGGACTATACGGTGGTGCTTATGCGGGAGCGCAAGCCCAGAGACTACCCGCTGCTCAACAGGCTATGGCAGGATACGGTGCTGGTACACAGGCTGCACTATCCGCAGGACAGCTTGGGATGCAGGGCTTACAATCAGCCTCAGACATTTCAGGACAAGCGTTGGGAGCATACCCATCACTAATGGGCGCACCCCTCTCTATGATGCAAACACAGGCTGATGTCGGTGCCCAGAGAAGGGCAATGACCCAGGAAGCCATCAACCAGGATATGTCCCGTTACAACTATGAGGCGATGGCTCCAATGAGCGATCTACAACAGTATATGTCTAACATATCTGGTGATTATGGTGGGACATCTACAGCAACCCCAAGCGCACTGTCCCAAATAGGCCAGATGGCTGGAATAATAGGAATGCTCTCAGATGTCAGGGTTAAGGAAAACATAACACCTGTAGGGAAATATAAAGGTATGAACGTATACGACTTTAACTACAAGTGGAGTCCAGAGAGGCATAGAGGCTTGATGGCCCAAGAAGTCGAGCAGGTTAAACCAGAGGCAGTTGGCGAGATAAGCGGCCTCAAGTACATCGACTACGGTAAAGTATAATGGGTGCTGGAATGATACCTAAAAGTGGTGGCGGAGGTGGCGGAATTTTAGGTTGGGACCCCTACGGAAACCAACCTGCTAATCCTAGACCAAGCAGGTCAGATTTTGTATCGCATGGAGGTATGGGAGCAGCCTCAATACAGGATGCTATGCGGCATAGGACTCAGCGAGGTATGCCTGTAACAACACAGACAGAAGCGCAAAGACAGGCTTTTAATACGGCTGAAAATAACTGGGCCAGAATCGACGCTGCTAGGAAGAAAAGACAGGAAGCATATACGGCAATGGCTCAGAAAACTGGCTCTACTCCGAAAGGGGTAGATGTTGGACAATATAAGGAAGCTGGTGACCAACTTACGATGGGGGCAGCAGCGCCAGCATATGAAAAGTCGCTCTATGGTCAGCCAAGAAAATGGCGCGACCAATATGCCTCTATAGTAAATCTGAGGACTTAATAATGGCGGAAACTACATTTTTTGTCGAACCCGGAGGGAACCTTACTAAGGCTTTGAAACGAAAGTTTGGCTGGATGTCTATTCCGGAAATAGAGGAGAGAAAAATACCAGAGGTAATGAGGCTTAATCCGCATTTAACCGATCCTAACGTAGTTCGGGCTGATGTACCGTATAAGGTAATGGACGAAGAAAGAACTTTTTCTAGGATGCCAGCAAACCAGCCAGCTACCTACGATCCCTTCAACGTTAGAGCGTATGGGCAAAGACAGGAAGATGAGAAACGGGCTATGTTATCTATGAGTCGGGCTGAAATAAATTCTATGGTGGATAGAGAAGAAGCCTTGACCTCTAAGGTTGTTAATATGGCTAGGGCTTTTGGTAGCAACATATCCTATACTCCCCCTAGAAGGGCTGGTGGGACTACTGACCCGGCTAAAGGGATTGCCACATCAGCAGAAAAAGAAAAAATTAATAGCCTGTGGTATAAAATGGCAGAAGAGGGTACGTTACCTAGAGATACTGCCGGATTTGAAGCGTTTGTAGATGCGACAACACCTAGTGTTGCTGGATTTAAGCATATTACTTCCTTATTTAAGGAGTATGATTGGGGAACATGGAAACTTTTTAAGAAGGTAAATCCTAACAATGTTTATGGCCTTCCCTTAGAGGCATGGGCGCAGATAGAGTCCCCAAGAGCAACTGACTTGAGATCAGCCGGGTATAAATCAGATTTAGCTGATGATAAGGCTGCTATTAAACACGAAACCGCTGTAAACGTAGTTACAAAGTTTAGAAAAGCCTATGGCGTAAATCCTTCCTTATCTGATTTTACAACCTTTAATAAAACTATTACTAACCCAGTAGAGCGTACCGCTTTAGAGCAGTATGCCAAATCTATCGGGGTTGATTTGCCTTGGGAAACTTTCTACAACTCAGACGAGAGTAAGTATGAAACCGCCCAGAAGGGAACCCCAAAATGGAAGGGTCTAAACGAAAAGTATAGAAAAGCTACAGACAGGGAAGTAAGTGCAGATGCCCTTGGAAAAGAAAGGGGGCAAATAGAGCAGAGGGTTGTTGATGCAGCTAACAAATATGAGAAAGAGAATGACGAATACCCCTCAGACGGGCAGTACGAGGCGTGGGTTATTAAAGAGTACGGGGATAAACTAGCCCTTTTAGGTGGGACTGGGAACACACTTACTGACGTAATCAGAAGGGTTAAAGGAGAGTCTGGTAAGACGGTAGCTTATGAGACTGAGTTCAAGGCTGTTGAAGATAGGCTAGAAGATCTATTTAGCTTTGGAGTATTCAACCAAGACAAGTTGTACGAGATTATAGAGGAATCTAATTTACCTTCTCAAGGGGATTTTAGTAAGAAGTTACTCAAGGAGTCAGTTAAAGACCGCATAGCAATAGATCGTCCTACTTATTCTCAATCTCAAATGAGTATACAAGTAATTGGCCCGGATGGAAACCTTCAAAGTATTGCTGTAAACGCCAATATGTACGTTGATAGAGAGGGTAGGTTGCAAGCTGATATGTCTAAGCTCGTTCCTATTGACGACGAGATAGCTCTCACCTTTGTGAATGGTCCGGGAAACACTTCTTTATGGAAAGCTGGTCCTAGTGACAAAGGATTAAGAAAATTAGATGAGCGAACCTACAATGTTTATAAGGATATTATCAAAGAACCGGATATAAAGAAATCTAGGGAGCAACTTGATGATGTAGAAAATAGGCTAATCTTAATAGACGGCGCTTTACAGGAAATGGCTCAGATTACCCCCGGTAGCGAAGCATACGGGACATACGATCAGTTTATAGCTGATCTATGGAAGAAGATAACGGATAAGTCCATGATTACCACAGAAGAGTTTAGAACGATTCTGGAAGGGCAGAGTTGGATAGATCAGATTAGACTTAAAATAGAAAAAGCTGTTGACGGCCCCAAAGGTAAAGGCTCCTTTCTTTCCCCCACCCAACGTAGGGCAATTCTTACTATGGCCTTCTTAGCCTTTAGCAAGGCCAGAGAAAAATACCACGGAACATTGGTTACGAGCAAAAAAGGTTTTGATGAAAGAGGCGGTTTATGGGCCGAAGCTGCTGGCTGGGCTTTGGATAGCGCGATAGAATCTAGTGCAGGGAAAGTTGACCCGGATACTGGTAAGGTTATCTACGTTGAAAGACCAGATTTTGATGATCCTAAATACGGCGGTCTAATGAGTTTCGACCAAGTAGAGGTAGATGTTGCTGGAGAACCAGTAGTAGTAGAAGGGTTTAACGTAGAAACCGATTACAAACCCCACATTAACCCTAGTAGGGCGACGATAAAAATAGAGGGTAAATGGGTTAAGTTTGATAGAAATAAACATGGGCATTTGGTTAGACAACGATGAAATTCAGAATCCAAGGAAAAGAATACGATATACCGCTAAGCGGTGAAGATCAGGAATGGTTTGACTCGTTAGACTATGCTGAAAGGGTAGAGCACTTAGCCAACTACCTACAAGATGTATACCCTGAAACCTTTGGTAAGATGCCAGCAATAGATACCTCTAGTGGAAGCGCTGTTGACCCAGAAACTGGGAGATACAACGAGTCTGTGCAAGCCCAACTTCAATGGGCAAAAGATAATCCAGAAGCGTACAAGTTCTACAGACTTGGGTCTAGGAGGGCTTACGGGGAAGGCGCGACTGTAGGGTTTGCTGGAGAGGCAGAGTCTGCCGTCAGGTCCATAGGACAAGGTAATATACCTTGGATCGGTGAAGGGTTTAAAGAGAATTATACTAAGCAGTTAGAAGACATTGAACTCTCGCAAAAATTATTCGACAAGATATACCCTATGCGATCCTTGGGGGCAAATATTTCTGGAGGATTTACGACTGGGGCTGGCTACGGTGTAGCCCGTAGTGCTGCTGTAAAATCAGCGCCAAAGGCATGGGACTTACTAACTAGACTGCAAAAATTAGGTAGGTTTACCAAAAGAACCGCAACTGGGGCTGGTGTAGGCTACGGGACAATAGGAACCTACAGGTATGGAACTGGTGAAGGAGGCACGTTATCTGGGGATGCGTTGCCGGGATCAGACATGGAGAGGTTTGAACAAGCGTTTCTTGATCCTAAATCGGCTGCTATGGGTGCCGGATTAGGAGTAGCTGCGCCGCTTCTTCTTCAGGGAGTTGGAAAGGTAGCAGGAAGCATTAAGAACTACTCTCCCATGTTTAAAGGAGAGGCAGAAGATTTGATAGGGCTAGGGAATGTTACCGGAGCGCTTAGGGAAGATGCATTAGCTTTAAAAGCAAGAGGACTTGGGTCTGAGGTAGATGCAGCTACAGGATTACCGTTAGATGCTCTAAAAAGAGGTAGAGATACAAAGTTCTCAACTATTGTAGAAGGAGAGACTTCTCCTGCTGTGGTAAGAGGACAAGACCCTGATCTTGGTCCAGTGTCTGTGCCTTTAGAAATGTCGAAGAGAGAAGCTGCATGGGCTGTAAAGGAAGAGCCAGCATTTGCTGCTGCCGATGCATCCATCCTTGCAGCAAGAACGGAGCAATCGACTAGTAGGCTTGTTGACGACTTGTATGATCTATCTTTAGGGGCAGAAAGAGCACCTCAAAAACTACTGGATAGATTTACCAGTAGTATTTCAAAACTATATGCTCGTGCTTATGGTATTTCTTATAAGCTAAACCCAATGCCAGCAGGTGGGAGGATTTCAGAAACTGGGAAACTTACACAGCTACCTAGAGATAGCTTTAGAGATTTACTCATAAGGAGCAGCAAGACAAAAGACAAACTTTTAGCTACTGCTTACGACGATTCAAAAGCCCTTATAGATAACATGAACGAGGCTGGTGAGATTATACATGGAGTTACTCCAAATAGGCTTCCTACTTTAGATGAGTTTTTGTCTACTGGGGGCCAAACCATAGATGTTATTCAAGCCCATATGATCTCAAAGCAAGCTGGCCTAGCAATACGAGCTATGAGAAACGATCCAAAATTACTAGCCAGTCTGGATAAAGATTTACTTGCTGTGAATGAGGGCTGGATTCAAAAATGGACTAACGCTGTAGGTAGGCATTCTACCTCGTTTCCCAAGGCTCAGAAAGCGTTCAGGACAGAGGTTGTTTTAACGGAAGCGTTAGAGGCCGGTAGGAACTTTAGAAACTACAGAGATTCCGATGAAGTATTAGCCGCTCTAAGGGATTTAAAAGCTCCCGAAGGTATCTCTAACAAAGCTGAAGTAGAGAAACAGATAGAAAAGATTTTTATTTCAGGTGCTATAGATGACGCGAAGTTAGCTATGGCTCCATCTACACTCCTTCACACACAAGAAGGGGCGGCAGTCTTAGATAAATTAACCCCCCTATTAGGTAAGGGTAAGATAGATGAGTTAAAGAGAGCGTTGAGGCGAGAAGAGGGTATGACAACTTTTGCAACTCAGATTGGTAGTATAAGCGGAGGAGAAACTGCGAGGCAGCAGATTGCTAGAGGGCCGGGGGCAGAAGCGCAAGCTGCCCATGACATACCTATGTTCTATTTCTCAAAAATGTTTTTCGTTGGTAGAAAAGCAGAACAGATAGGTATCTCGCTTGCTAAATTAGAAAACCAAGCCATAGCAAGTAAAATACAGTCGTTACTTCTTTCTACCTCTCCAAGGTCAAAAGCTGACGCTGTTAAGGAAATTTATGGCTATGCTAGATCAACTATGAACGCTAAAGATAAGTCTATAATGAATTCTATTATAAGGATTGGGACCACAGCACCTGAAGAAAGACGAGGCTTAA